CCTTTATTCGCGTGACACCAATTTTTCACAACTCAATTGTCATCTAATGTTACCATTTTGACAACAATACCACATCGTGGTATGCATCATTATTGTTGCACTGTTACCAGATTGTAACACTTGATATTGACAAGTAAGTTGCACAATTCATATGGATTACTATAAACTACACAATTCATCTGTCAAATAGCTAAGTCGTTGTTTTATCGTGTTTTGACCTAAGTATTTAATATCACTTAATTAGTACGTTAATACGCTCGATTCGTCATGTTTGTAAGTGTTGAATATCATTGAATAATACCCACAATATACTCGGTGAATATCCTGATTAATACTGCTAAGTATTTGAAATCACTACATAAGAATTTCATTAATACGGAAATTAATATGGATAAGTATTTGATATTATTACAGTTAATAGAATTAATCGTTAATATACAGAAAAAGGGTAAAAAGAAAGAAAAGGTACCATAGGTTAAAGGTCAAAAATGCTGATAGCAAAAAGACTATCTAAACCTATGGTAGTAAGTACTATGTATATATATATTTATATATTAATTATATATATATTATATATAATATCCTTATATTATAAGGACTTAAGAGTTAATACAAATTACTCCTTTTAACAAATTTGAATATTAATGTCAGGCTGGTTGTGGATTACAGCCGATTAACGTATGTTAGGCATGTGTCAGGAAGAGGATTCGAGCTATATTGTGGGCAAATTCTGGAGAATGATCGATTTCCTCTTGACATTGTTAGATACTACTATTACGATGGTGATAATGGTTAGTTTAAATGTTAATTTAATGGGAGAGCTATAACATGAGTCTAGAAAGTGGACAAACAAAGTATCTAGGAGAAACCTTAAAATGCGTCAGATGTCATCACGAATGGATATGTCGTCTTGATCGAAGACCTATTCAATGTCCCAAGTGTACTTCTCGTAAATGGGATGAAGAAAAGACGGTACGTGTAAACGTTAGAACATATCATAAAAACGATAAACCTAGAACCGAACTCATGTATGATATGTTGATGGAAATGTTTGATTATAATCCCCATACAGGTGTCCTTACCAGAAAGATTGACAGACATGGCGCTAAAGCTGGTAGTGAAGCTGGTTATTTTACTGGTAATGGAAACGGTTCTTTGGCGATGTTCATTAACGGTAGAGAATATTTAGTTCACCATATTATAGTTTTTATGATGACTGGTTTCATGCCGCATGGTATAGTGAAGCATGTTGATAAAGATAACTCGAATAATGAATGGTTGAATCTGCAATATCCTGCGTCTGGAACATTGGAAGATCAGATTGAGCATCTTAATAATTGGAATGAAGTTCATGGCAAAGGAGAGTAAAATGAGTTTAAGACGAATTGCAGAAGTAAGAGAAGTACAATCTATAGAAGAGGTTGTCATATCCTGTCATGCTTGTAATGCTCAAAAAAATTGTAGAACTCCCGAAGAATGGTTAGCTGGTGATGATTGTAGATGGAGTAGGTTATGACTCCAGAACAATATGTTAAATCATCAGGATCGGAACATTCGCATCAGGTAGCACTCTTTATGTGGTGCGCTCTCAATGTGGGCAAGTATAAAGAACTCGAATGGTTTCACGCCATAAAAAACGAAGAGAAGTCGGGAAGCGTTGTAGTTGGCGCTAGGTCAAGAGCTGCTGGAATTAAATCAGGTGTTAGTGATATGTTACTTCCTGTAAGGCGCGGTGAATATTCAGGATTATACATTGAACTTAAAAAACCTTCTCGTAAACCAAAGCGTAACGGTAAAGGTGGGGTTTCCGATGAACAACTTGAGTTTGGTAAATTTGTTCAGTCTCAGGGATTTGGTTTTGTTGTTTGCTACGGTTGGGAAGAAGCCGTAAAAGTATTAATTCAATACTTAGAGCAAAAATAATCTTGACAGTCTATTTGTGATGTGTAATAGTGTAGTCATCAAGATTCAAATTAAACCGTAAACAAATATAAGGAGACTTAAGATGGAAAACATTTACACAAGATCGGCAAAGGTTCTTAACCGAGTGGTTGAGGAAACGCTTAAAGGAAGTTTCGCTTATTGCAGACATGATGCCGAAATCGTCTACTTGATCGAAAAAGGTTTTGTTGAAGTAAACCAGGAAATGGTTGATAACGATGGTGGGGTTGCGACTCGCGCGACTGAAGCAGGAATTGAAAAATCAAAAGGAGCTAAAGCTGCTCCAAAGGAAAAGAACGAAATGAATGGATTTGTAATTGAAAATATCGCTGTTGAAAAGAAACGCCGGTCAAGTGGTAAAGCGTCAATTTACCCCTTTGAACTACTTGAGGTCGGTCAATCATTCTTTGTACCCGCCACTGAAAAAAGACCTGAGCCTTGGTCAACTATGGCATCCACTGTTGGAACAGCTATAAAACGCTTCTCAGAGCCTGTTGTCGATGAAAATGGTCAGCCTGTCATGCGCGAGATCGTTCGTGGACCAAATAAGGGTGAATTGACCCAGGAAACGAAATCTACCAAAGTTTTTGTTTTGACGAAAGACAGCAAAGACGGTGTTGACGGTGCCAGGATTGGCCGAACTGAATAAATCGTAATCATATCCGGTATATTTAAAGCTCCTTGCGTTGATTCGTAAGGAGCTTTTGGTGGTAACATCTACTTGATTTTCCTATAAACTTGCGGTAGTATTAAAGAAAACTTCTGAGGTACTTAATGAAAACTGTTAAGGAAATGGGAATTTATTTGCACAACTTGGCACTTACTGGTGGAGCGTCTGCTATATCTCACGAACTGCAAAACATCATTACTGCTGTTAAAGAACAATGCGCCATTAACGCTGAAAATGAAATTGTTAGTTTTGGTGTTCCAAGGAAAAGCACAATCATTGAACGAATAAAACGAGTAATTAGATGCCATCCGCTCCATTAAGACCTTGTAGAAAAGTAGGTTGTAATAAACTGATAAGTACAACTTACTGCGATGAGCATCAAAAAAAGAAAACGGCTGACGAAGTTACAAAACGTAGAAATTATGACAAAGTGCGCGGTACTCGTACTGAACGTGGTTATAATAATCGTTGGTTAAGGTACTCTAAAAATTACAGAAAGAATAATCCTCTTTGTGTTGAATGTGAAAATGAAGGAATCGTTAAATTAGCAGAATGCGTTGACCATATAGTTCCCCACAATGATGATGATGATATGGAATTGTTTTGGGATGAGAATAATCACCAGTCGTTATGCTATTCTCATCATAATGCTAAAACCGCTAGAGAAGATGGCGGTTTAGGTAACGTGAAAAGGTATAACCATGATAGAACATCCAGATAAAAAATCATTACGTTTGTTAAAAAACGACAAAGCTCACGCTCATCGTTATAAAAACAACAGCGATGTCGAACCCTCAAGCGAAAGACCAGTTGCTCCTGGATACCTTTCAGAACGTGCTAAGGAAATCTTTAATGACTTTGTTGAACGTATCGAAGACATTGCTCCTGCGAGTAAAACCGATCTGGATATTATTGTTCTATATGCGAATAACAAGGAGCAACTGGAAAGCTACGAATTGTACCTTCGTGAAAACGGTTCTACTTACGAATATCATACTGTTCATTCAACCAGTGTAAAACCTCGTCCCGAAATAACGATGCTAAAAGACTGTAAAACCCTTCAATACCAAATTCTTAAAGAGTTTGGTTTGTCACCTTCTTCTCGTAGCAAGGTTAAAGTGAAGCCTAAAGAGGTGAAGAAGGAAAATCCATTTGCTGCTGTTGGTAAACAAAAACAAGGATGACCCGACTATGAGTGATTATGCTGATGAGACTAATGATAAGTTGAAAGAGTTCCTTAAAGGAAAGGTTATCTCCTCTATAATTATCGATGACGAAACCGATATGTACAATAAACTGGTTATAAAATTCAGTGACAATACTGAATTGGTAATCGAATATGATTATATCTTCGATATTGTGGGAATTGATGTAAATCGTAGAATATGAGAGCTAAAAATCCAAACTGCCCGAAGTGTGGTGTAATTAGAAGTACTGACAATACTTCAACAGTTTGGACAGAAGACGGTAGTTTAAAATTACTATACATTTGTAAAGAGTGCGCTACTAAATACGTAAGAGATAAACGTTATAGAGTTATGTCTGATAAACAAATTCTTGCCGTTTATGAAAAGCATTTAAATTGTATTGAGATGCTAGTTGTTGTTTTAAAAGAACGTGATATCTCAAAAGAAGTAACCTTTCCCACATACCTTGAGCAGTCATGACAAACCAATTCACCTACGTCGAAAGACTGCTCAAGTATTGCCATGACGCAATAGCCGATGTCATCCCCAATCGCAAAACCTGCCTACTCGAAAAACTCGCCTGTCAACGTCATCTTGACGATTTAACAAAACAAGACGATCCTGATTATCCATATTACTTTGACGAAGACGCTGCAAATAGCAGATGTTTCTTTACCGAATGTTTGCAGCATGTAAAAGGTAAATGGGCTGGTCAATTCATAAAGCTTGAACCTCACCAAATTATGATGCAGTCTTGTGTATTCGGCTGGTTAAAGAAGAAGAATGATTTGCGAAGATTTAATAAGGTATATTTTCAATGCCCGAGGAAGAATGGAAAATCGATAGAGGTAGCGACATCTGGCTTATGGATGGCATTTGCTGATGGAGAAAAGGGTGCTGAGGTATACTCTGTTGCAGGAAGTGAGAAGCAAGCCGGAATGACATTTATTCCTGCTTGGTTAATGGTTAGCAAAATCGATGCATTGCGAGAATACTACAATTTAAAATTGAGCGGTACTGCCAAAAACCCTACAAGCATTTATTGTGAAACTGATATGTCAAGTTTCATGCCTGTAATAGGTAGTCCTGCTGATGGGACAAGCCCTAGTTCTGCTGTCATAGACGAGTATCATGAAAATCCTTCTAGCGTTGGATATGATACAATGCTTACTGGCATGGGGGCTAGAGAACAACCCATCCTATTCGTTACAACAACGGCTGGTGTTAATACTTCATATCCTTGTTTTGAATTGTACACTGATAGTAAAAAGATATTGTTAGGAACTATTACCGATGATACTACTTTTGTTCTTATATACGAACCTGATGAAAACGATGATTGGCAGGATTTTGAGGTATGGAAAAAGGTTAACCCAAACTACATGATCTCAATAGATGAAGATTTCTTGTGGGGAAGATATCAGGACGCTTTAAATAAACCACAAGAACGTAATATAATCTTAACGAAGCATTTAGATTTATGGTTAAATTCAGGAGTCGGTGCGTTCGATATGCTACGCTGGAATAAGTGTGCTGATACTACTTTAAAAATAGAAGACTTCTACGGTCAAGAATGCTGGTTAGCGTTAGACTTAGCTTCTAAGATTGACTTAGCTGCTTTAGTGTATTTATTTAAATATAAACGTAATGTTATAAACGCGAATTGTCCAAAGTGCTTCGGTGAAGTAGTTGTTAAAAATGGAATGAACATATGTGTTAGTGGTAATAAGCTAGAAGATGGTGAAGTTTGTAATTGGGAGAAACCTGTTTCAAGAAATTGTGTTGTTGGTTTTGCCGATCATTATATTCCTTCAGAAACAGTAGAAAAGAAGGAAAATCAACATTATCGTACTTACAAAGAAGGTGGTTGGTTAAATGTAACAGAAGGAGCTAGAACAGATTTTCATTTAATCGAAGCTCATATCAAAGAAGCTGATAAGAATTTTATTGTAAAAGAGCTAGTATTTGATCCTGCTGAAGCAAGTTATTTGATTCAAAATATAGAACAATGGTGTGCTTTTACTTGCGTAGAATTTGCTCAAGGACCTGCTAACATTTCACAACCTATGAAAGAAATGGAGGCTATGATCCAGGCTGAAGAGTTTTGGCATAATGGTAATCCTCTTTATACGTGGTGTGTTGGTAATATTGTTAAAAAACAAGCTCGTTCTGGTGGTTCAACTAAACACTATTTTCCAACTAAGACCAACGATAAACTAAAGATAGATTCAGGCGTAGCTACTATTTGCGGCTTAGGTAGATTAATCCCTCACAAAGATGAAGGTGCTTATGAGAATAGGGCGGCTTCTAACCAAGAAAGGATTTTGCGCGTTTTGTAAATTAGGCTTGCATAAAAAAGTTAGGGGAGATATTATTTGAAATAAACTTCACCTCTTTAGGAGAAAATATGGCCGGTTCTTGGTTACAGCTCGAAAGCGACAAAGGTTCACTTAATTCTTCGTATTCTCGCCCTTTAGGTTTAAGGTATCAATTTATTGCTGATGCTGAAGATGGGTCTATCCCCGATTTACCTGTTCTTGGAGCTGGTTTTGTTTTTGGTATTGACGTTGAATTTGATGGCGTTACTGCACCAAACGAATTGACGTTAATAATGAAGACGAAATACGGTAATACTCAATGGAGTCCTGCGAAACTTACCGCTTCTGGTTTTCTTAAACCGGATTCTCCCGAATCCGCTCCTAATGGATTCGTCTTGACTGCCACACAAACTGCCGTTGCTACGAATAGTGCCAAAGGTGTATTGACCGTTCATATAGGTTAATTGATGAAACCTATTGATTTGGTTGTTCGGCATTTTTCTGGTAATCGTATTCCTGGTGATCTGATAGCTTATTTCAAAAACGGAACGGTTGATAGTATTGGCCTATTGATCACTGACTACGATGCAGTCGGGGTAACATGGCAACCTGTTTTTTTCAGCGATCCATCTACTCCGATTAGCCGGACGCTTGCTGAATGGTTTCCAATTTTACTGGCGCACGGAAGTATCAACTTGGAAAACGTCATCTGCTCGGAATTGAAGGGTTTTGCTGTTTATCCGGTTGATACTTCGAGGGAGATGTTGAACAAGGCTTTGCGGTGGTTTGGATTGCCTGAGGTAGTACCAGAGCCATCAAGTTTTAACTCATTAACAATGGAAGAATTCTTTGCATTAACAGAAGAACAATTTAAAGCATTAAACCAATAAGGAATAAATATGAAAAAAATATTGTATACGCTTGCCGTTCTGCTGTTAATGGCAGTTCCAGCTCAATCAGCACAAATAACTTTGTACGAAGCTACTGCTGATTTAAGTGCCGGAGTTTTTGGCAATGATTTTCACGACACTATGTTCGACAACTGGATTAATCAGGGGTTGATGAACACAGAGCTGTTCGACTTCAAAGATGCTGTAGGCACTCCAACTTTTGTGGCGTTTGACCCCGATCAATTTAACGAAACTGGTGACGGTTTAACTGAAGAAACACCGAAAGTTATAACCATCGAACCTTCTATATTGGGTTCTGGTTCGGGCTCAATCGACGAAGCAACCAGCACAGTTTATTCGGACAGTCTTGGATCTCCAGGAGACATACTGTGGGATGATACAAAGGTTTATCTCAGAAACAATACCGGATGGAGGACATTAGCTATATTGGCTGATGATCTTGATCCTACACCCATACCGCTATCAGTTACCTCGATAACAGTAGGAACTTTAGGGTTGACTGCTGACATTCTTTTTAACGAGGATGCGTTTGTTGGTACTGGTGGGAGTGGTGGCTGGTCGATGGATTGTGAAGGACGTTCTGTTGCTATGACTTTAGGTGGAGGAACAGGTAATACACGAAGTTACAACCTGTCAGAAACTCCCTATTTAAATGAAGATTGTGTGGTAGATTACATTCAACCTGGTGATGGCCTTGAAAATGGAGTAGGTACTGACCTAGCCAGTTTTTCTGGTTTTATCGTTGATAACCAAAGCCTTGAAGAAACTGTTTTTGCTATGACGTTAAATATTACCGACATATCAGCAACTGGAGACACCTTTGCTGTTAATGGTTCTAGTTTTAACTATTTGGATTCGCCTGCGACTATAAGCGGATTATCGTCTTCTACAGAGGCAGTTGCCTACACTGGAACCAATATAGCCTCTTGTACAGGAGCCTCAGTAACAGGGGCAGGACCATGGGAAGTAGATATGAGCGCATCGGATGAAACAGTAGATTGCACTATTACTGAGGTGTCCGGAGCCAATCTTGTTACTGTTAGACCTACAGGTGACGGTGATGTGTCTAATCCATTTACAAAATCTTCAGGCACAACATCATGGGAGTTAGTGGACGAAGAAACTCTTGCTATTGCTGATTACGTACAGAGTCCGTCAAATACCGCTGGGGAATATATCTATTTCACCTTTCCTGCTCAGACTATTCCTGCCGGAGCAACAAATATAGTTGTAAAATTAATGTTCAACGCTGATGATGCAGGCGGAGCAAACAATGCCAGAGCTGCATTGAAGGTTGGTGATACTAGATATGGTTTGGTCGATCCTGGTGTTGATCTTTTTAATTTTTTCTATGATTACGAATACATTTTTGCTGTTAATCCGGCAACTGGCACAGCGTGGACGGTTGATGATGTTAATAGCACAGGGGTAAACCCATTGCAGCAATTCGGTATAAACTCAACCGATGCTAGCCCATCAATATATCTGGCGCAGATTTACCTGGAGATTAGCTATGATGTAGAGGTTGCCTCGTCGCTACCAACTACAAACATATATGCGCACTGGTTGGCGGATAGTGGCATTACGTCAACAGATTCGAAAATTTCGGCATGGGAAGATCAAATTAATGGGTTTGATGCTATTCAATCGGATGAAGCGAGTAAGCCAGTAGTCGCTGTGGATACCAGCTTAGTTCCAGTGGTGGCATTTTCTTACTCAACTATACCAAATGGAGTAACCACCAGATTTTTAGACCTTCCAGTAGATTTCACGGTACCCGTGTCAGACTCAACTGTGTGGGTGGTAACAGCAGGGGGGATATCATCCGATAGAACACCATTTTCTCTTGGTGACTCACCTTATGGATGGACTCTTGCTGATACAATAACCGGCACTGGATATCATGTGCCATCGTTTGAAAACGATATATCAAACTTAGCTATGCTGCCTGTCAATAAGTCAATAGTTTCCAGACACGCAGCGAACGCAGGAGAGGGTTTTTGCATAGATGCTGCTACTATATCTAACAATCTCGGTTCACCATACAGCAATGGTCTTACCAAGACAGGTGGATCAATAGGTCGTAACCAAAGAGATAACGACGAGTGGACTAATTCAAACATATATGAGATTATTGTCTATACTCCGGCGCAAAGCACTGAAGCTATAGCCACCACAAGGGAATACCTGAAAACTAAATATAATATAAAAGCTGATGGTCCAACTACTGAATACGTAGATGGACAGATAATAACTGAGGGGGACAGCATTACGGCTGGGATTGGTGCTGTAGCTAATATGGCTTATCCACTGCAATTAGCTGAAAACAATCCTACATGGAAAGTAACTAGCGTTGGTACATCTGGCGCTATGGTTTCTACTTTAGTTGGCAGGATTTCAAATGTAAATACTCTTTTTGATGATACAAAGTATAGTAGAAACGTTTTAATGGTCCATATTGGGACTAACAACATGGCAGGCGGTAGTGACAATGGTGCTGATGTTTACGCGGAGCTTGTAGCTTACGTACAGTCGATGGTATCTGCTGGTTGGGAGGTATGGGTAGCAACTATAGTTCAGGACAGTTCTAATATCACAAGCACTAATACCTATAATAGCCTGATAAGATCAAACATAGTGGCAGATGGTGCCACAAAACTAATTGATATAAATGCAGATCCAATATTTGATGCTGGTTCTGCAACAGACACAACATACTACACCGATGGCACACATTTAACTGCTATTGGGTACGGGGAAATGGCCAGGATAATTAGCACCGAGGGGGAGATGTGATGATTAAGCCATTAGCTATATTCCTCTTAATATTGCTGTCTGCTTCAATTAGTACTGCTGAAGACTATGTAATGCCAATAGGCGTTCCTAATCCCGGAGTGTGGGGAGCGTTTCACCCTATTAATTCAGTAGCACCATCAACTGCAACTAAATGTCCTGAATGGCCGACAGGAGAATCAGCAGGATGCTATTATATTAATGCTTCGTCAACAAACCCCACATGCTCAGATAGCACAAATGGCTATCCGAATGAGCCTAGATGCACAATTGCAACATCCTACGGAGCCGGATCGTATGTAGAGGTAACTGGCGGGCCTTATAATTTAGGCACTGTGTCGTTGTTATTAAATGGCACAGTTGATAATCCTGTGTGGTTCCGTGGAACGCCTGACGCTATGCCAGATATTAAAGCATCATTTGTTATTAAAGATAGTAAGTATGCGGTTGTCGAGTATTTGGATATTAATAATACAGTGGCGGGTGGAGTTGCCCTGACTGGAAGCACATTGTCTCATAACGTTGTAGTTCGAAATAACACTTTTAGAAATTTTTCTGCTATTTCTGGTGCTGTGTGTGGGGCAACTCCACTGCAAGATGGTTCTATCCATGATATCGTCTACTACAACAATTATTTTGGTGACATCGGTAATTGGCAAGCAATAGAAGATGAGGATTATCATTGTATAAACCCTGGTCTTTGGGGGCGGCATCCTCCAACAACTGTATATAATATATGGGTGCTCAGTAACACAGCATATCATGTTGCTGGCAGCTTAAACCAGTTTCAGGGTGATGTTAGGGATGCCTCTGCTGGAGATAGAGAAACACCGATAAGACTGATTACAAATACCAATCTCCAAAATCTTCATCATGTGTATTCAGGGAAAAACTTGATGTATCAATCAAGACAAGCAATGGGTGCGCCTAAATTCACCACAGATGCAATCTATTCACAAAATGTCGCATACAATAGTTTTTCTATCTCCTCTGGTGCTGGAACAGGACAGGTTTTCCAAGAAGGTTCAAGATATGTCTGGATGCTTTTCAACAAGTATTATGATTTAACATATGGCATACGTCAGTCAAATACTAATTTTGTAACGCCTAATCAAGATGCTAGATATATGGCTGGTGATGCAACGTATACCTTTACGGCAGACCCATCCACTAATACAATCACTAGTGTAGCGCATGGTCAATCAAACAAAGACTTAATAGGAATCAAACTGGATAGCGGAACTTTGCCGGAACCTCTTTTGATTGAAACACCATATTACATAAGGAACGCTACTGCAGATACGTTTCAGCTTTGTTTAACCACAAATATTGACGACCCGATAGTTGACGTAACCACAATTGGTTTGGGGGTATATTCTTTTTTTGAATCGTCATCTTATTCCGAGAGGACCGCTGATTTACGTGCCTATATGATTGGGAATGTAATTTATAACACACAAAACGATCATGATAAAGCTTACGGCAACACAAGCTCATATAAGCCGAATCAAGGCGTGGGATTTGAAAAAGCATTATATAAAAGATATATTGTTGACAATACAATCTTCGATGTAGGAGGCGGTATTAATATTGGAAATCAATTCCCGTATGACGAAACCGTGATGAGTGGTGATGTTATTGCTGGAGTCTATGGGGTAGATGATTCAGGGGATAAAGACTTCCACATTACCATGACCGCAACAGGCGGGACAGACAATACATTTTTGAATTATTCATTTTTCCAACCTCGTGCTGACGATGGTACTGTAAATTTTAAATGGGCTGGAGCAGAGCCTAGTTCTAGCATTGGTTCTTTAGAGGCACTACAATCATCATCTGTAGGGCAATGCCAGAATTGTTGGACAGGAGACCCAATGTTTGTTGATCCTGCTGCATACGACTTGCACCCAAAGGCTGGAAGCCCTTTAATTGGTAAAAATGTACGCCATGCTGTTTACGACGAATTTGAGGCCCGTTACGGACTAAGCATAGACGTAGATTTTGATGGAAACCCAAGACCCCCAACAGCAGCTGAGGGAAGGACTATCGGGGCTTATGAGTTTGATACAGGCTATATTCCCCCAGATCCAGAATGTGACCAATATCACCCTTCACTGTGCCTTGACCAAACCTCCTGTACCGGTGCTGGTTTAAACTGGTGTGATGAAGCTTGTCAAGTAAGTGAATGTGGTGCCGAACCAACTTGTGCAGACCTCACCCAAAACGGCGACGAAACAGGAATAGACTGCGGGGGAAGTTGCCCTCCGTGTGAAACACCTATGCAGACGGCACGGTGGTTGAGGTTGGCAGCAGGTCCGGTAAAGATTGTTGATCAACCAGAATGAAAGATATGAAACTACTATCAATCATTTGCCTAACAAAAAGGAACAATATGAAAAGAACACTAATCTTCACCGTCATTGCCCTACTCGCCTGCGGGTTGATGGTACAGGTATCACAAGCAGCAGATCTAAAGTTCGCATGGGAATACACAGCAGAAGAACAAGCCAACATCGAAGGATTCAAACTCTACCGTGACGGAGTGACCGAAGAGGCTGTCATTCCTGCCAATGCTAGAACGGTCACAATTCCAAGGCAAACGGATAAACAATCCCACTCGTACCACCTGACTGCTTTCAATGCTGAAGAAGAGAGTGGTCCATCAGGCACGGCTATTGATGTTTACAGCACGAAGAAGTTGATGCGAGTTGAAGGGGTATTGAGTTTGGAAGTTGTTGAATGACTGATTGATTAGAAACTACTATCTTGCATTTCGCATAACAAAAAGGCGCAATGATCGACATGTCAACTCCTGTCATTTTGCCTATTTAATCATTAGGTGGCTTACTGTAATATCAGTGGCTGGGGGACAAGGGCTCGAACCTTGATAAGCGGAGTCAGAGCCCGTCATAATACATTTAAAATTTAACTAAAGGCTCTTAATGGCTCCCTTACCTAATGACGAAACTGGAATACTGTTTAATCTAGCTCTTAAAATCATAGGATTCTTTTTATCATTCGTCGGTGGTATAATAACTACTACATGGGTGCTAGCGACTAAATGGAAAGGATTGGACGATAAGGTTAAAGAAATGGAAAAGGACCGTAAGGAACTTAGTGAAAAATTAGATGCTATGAATAATAAACTAGACAAGGTTCATGAACGAATTGATAACGCTATAATTGGAAAACGCTAAATTTTTTACATAACCCTAAATTAATTTGACAAACCTTAATTAAAACGGTATTTTTAAAATAAAATCTTATTCTCTCTGATTAAACGATGAAAAAAATATTTAAAGCTATTTCAAACATATTACCCGAAAAGGGAGATTTTTTTCTGTTGTTAGGAGTGGGTTCTATTTTTTGGGGTATTTATCAGATCCACATTCCCGCTGCTTTCATCGTTAATGGAATTCTACTTGCTGCTGTTGGATATATTAACTCTTTGCCAAAACAGGTTGTTAATTAATGGGTCTATTATCACCCCTAATTGAGCGCAGGTCTGCTACTTATAAACTCTCCGGTGGAGATCCCGAACTTGTTAATATGTTCGGCGGTTCTCGTTCTTCCAAATCCGCTCAGAATGTTAATGCCGCTACAGCAATGGCTATTTCTACCGTTTACGCTTGCGTTAATCGTAAAGCTAAAACTATAGCGATGTTGCCGTTGAATGTAATGGAAAATATGGCTGAGGGAAAAGGAGTTAAAATAGCGAATTTACATCGCTGTCAGAAACAACTAAATGCGCGGCCTAACAGATGGCAAACCTCGTTCGATTGGCGATTTATGATGGATTGTCATCGTCAGTTAAAGGGCAATGCTTACAGCTATATTTTGTATCATCCTGGCAGGGGATATAATGAGTTAATTCCATTAGAACCTTCTTTCATGTACCCGTTCATGATAGATTCTAACGGAACTATTAACTTCATGCATGAAAGCTCCCCACCACCGTCAGATGGGGATACCCTTTGGTATCAGTACATTGCTTCTAACGGGAAGATGCTGGTTCTCAGGGATAGTGAGGTTCTGCATTTAAGGGGATACTCGTCGAATGGTATTGTGGGCAAGAATGTAATATCCCTTATGCGCGAGTCTGTTGGTTTAGCGATGGCTACCGAAGAACAAGGAGCAAGACTTTTTTCTAATGGCGCACAAATTGGTAAAGTGTTTGAACATCCTGGCGCTATAAGCGATGCTACCTATTCTCGTTTGAAAGCAGAACTAGATAACGCTACAACTGGAGTTTCTAACGCCCATAAGACTTTGATACTTGAAGATGGTATGAAAGTCAAGCAAACCACTCTAACAATGGTAGATAGTCAGTTTTTAGAAAGTCGTCAATTTCAAGTAGAAGATATTTGTTCGTTTATGGATGTTCCTTTGATTCTCATTAATCGTTCTGGCGATAAGAATCAAACATATGCTTCTGCTGAACAGATCATAAGTATTTTTATTACCCACATGATGGCTCCTGATTTTGTTTGTTGGGAACAAGTATTAAATAAAGATTTACTGTATGATTCTGAGAAGTCTAAATACTATTTTGATTTTGATTTCAGTTTCCTTCTTCGTGGCGATACTAAAGCAAGAGCCGAATACTTGTTGAAACGTTTTCAAATGGGTAGTATGTCACCTGATGAAATTAAGATTTATGAAGGTGAAAATCCAACTGGTACTAAAGAAGGTAAGGAATATTACTTACAATCAGGTATGATGCCAATTAAACTTGCTGGTAAACAACCTGCTAAACCAGTTGTTGCCGAACCTAAAGAAGTCAAAGATCCTGTTGATGGTGAAGAAGAATGAGAGGAAATCCCGAAGTTATTAACGCACTATCAAATTGTTTACTCGAAAAACATTCATCTTTGCTGCGTATAAACAGATACGAAACTCAGTGTTTATTGTGGGGATATGTAAACATTGGGAATTTTTTTGCCAAAATAGTTAGGGATGACATAAATGGTTTGTTCAAACTAACAAAAAGGATATTGTTTCTTGGTGGTAATTTCGATGAAGTTGCGGGAGAGCGACCTGAGTTTGGTGACACAGTTGAAGAAATGCTTCCTGAAGTCAAAGAATATATTTTAAGAAACATCGCTACTTTGACTGACAGTATTGAAATTTGTGAAAAGAATAAGGATTATACATCCAGATATTTGTTAGAGAAATTGCTTGTTGAAGAAGATGAGCGATTGTCGGAAATTGAAAGTTTAATGATTCAACATCTTAGATTGTGATATTTATGACAAACAAATCTGGAATCTATAAAATAGAAAATTTAATTAACGGTAAATGCTATATAGGCTCTGCTTCTAACTTTAGTAAAAGATGGCGTAATCATAAGTGTTTATTATCAAATAACAAACATCACAGTATTCATTTACAACGGGCGTGGAATAAATACGGTCAACAAAACTTTAAGTTTGAAATACTTCTATGTTGCGAAAAAGAAGAATTGATTGAGAAAGAACAAATTCATATCAATATGATTGAACCCGAATATAATATTTGTTTGATTGCTGGTAATAGTTTAGGAAGTAAACGATCAAAAGAAACGTGCAAAAAACTTAGTTTTGGCTAGAAAAAACATATCTGAGGAAACACGTGAAAAAATGAGATTATCTCATAAAGGTAAACGTCTTTCAGAAGGAGCGAAATTAAAATTAAGTATTACCAACAAAGGAAAAAGTCTTTCTGAAGATCACCGAGCAAAACTTAAAGGTAGACCTTCACCTAATAAAGGAAAGGTGGCATCTAAAGAAACTCGTGCTAAAATGAGTGCTGTGCATAAAGGTAATACTATTCGTAAAGGTACTGTACATACCGAAGAAACGCGCTTAAAAATGAGCGCTGCTCATAAAGGTAATACTTATTCGGTAGGTCGTATAGTATCTAAAGAAACGCGATTGAAAAAATCATTGGCTATGAAGAAAACATTAGCGATAAAACATATCATAAATAATTGGGGTTGCGCTTTATAAGGAGTAGGATATGGAAATGGAAAGAAGAACTTATGATGCAGAATTGCGTATAGATAGTGCTGGATACGCAAAGAAAAGCCCAACTATTCGAGGGTATGCTGCAACTTTTAACAATTTTTCGCAATCGATGCCTATTCACGATGAGCGTGGTCAAAAAATAGGGACGTTTAGAGAATGTTTACTTCCTGGTTGCTTTACAGAAGCTATTAAAATATCTGATGTCAGGTGTTTGATAAATCATGAGCCTGATAAGTTGCTTGGGCGTACGTTATCAGGAACGTTGCGATTGCAGGAAGATAGTACAGGTCTTCGTTTTGAAAATGACGTACCTGATGTAAGTTATGCGCGTGACGCGCAAATGTCTATGCAGCGAGGCGACCTTACACAATGTTCTTTTGGTTTCACAGTATCTCCAAAAGGCGATACTTATCGAAAAGATCCTGAAATTGAAAATGGTTATATCAGGGAAATTAGGTCGGTTGCTAAATTGTTTGACGTTAGCATTGTTACGTATCCTGCTTATTTGGACACAAGTTGTGCAGTCCGGTCAATTATTTCAAATATGAAAGCTGAAGAAGAAGCGGTCATAAAAGCCGTTAAAGAACAAGAAGAAGCTGAACGTCAGCGAACGCTATCCTTAAAACGCAAGCGCCTTGAACTTGCACAACTGTTAGCGTAATTTTAAGTAAAGTACACAGGAGAATTAAAATGGCAAAAGATTTAAGGGAACTACTTGAGAAACGATGTAAAGTCGTTGCTGACGCTCGGACACTGGTTGACAAGGCCGATGAAGAAAAGCGTTCGCTGACTTCTGAGGAAGAACGACAGTGGGATGAGTACATGAAGGAAGAACAGCGTGTCGGTAAGGAAGTTGAGCGAGAAACAAAGCTTGTTGAAGCCGAACGTAGAGCTGCTGAAGTAGCTGTACGAAGTGCTGGTGATAGCAAAACTCCCATCACTCCCGAAGTTGAACTTCGTAAAAAAGCGTACCGGAACTTCCTGGTCAAAGGTGAGCAGAGCCTTTCCGCTGATGAAATTCGTACCCTGACCACTGGAAGCGATACCCAAGCCGGATACCTTAACTCCCCGCAGGAATTCGTTCAGAGCCTTATTGAGCGTGTTCGTGACGAGGTGTTTATTGAGTCTGAGTCAACCAAACATACGACCACCAATGCAAACGGTCTTGGTTTTCCGACTCTCGAAACGTATCCCGGTAAGATCAAGATGATCACCGAGATTGCCGAAGTTACTGAAGACAAAGCACTTGCTTTCGGTAAACGTGAGTTCAAACCACATCTCGCCCGTAACCTGATAAAAATCTCTACCAAGATGCTTCGTGCTGATGGTATGGACCCTGAAGGAATCGCGATGAATGCGATGGCCTATATTATTGGTATCACCAAAGAGTATATGTACTTGCTTGGTACTGGTAATCAGGAACCTCTTGGTCTGTTCGTTGCCGATCCTAAAGGTATTCCTACGGCAAGAGACTATTCAACCGATATGGCTCAAACCGATTTCACTCCTGACGCTCTGAAAGGTGTTAAATACTCCCTCAAAGGTCAGTATATGAAAACGGCAAAATGGCTGTTCCATCGTGACGGTGTTGCCAAAGTTGCCAAACTGAAAGACGGTGAAGGTCGTTATATCTTTGATACTGCAAACACGGTCGGCGCAATGGATATGCTGCTCAATCGCCCGATGATTATGTCCGAGTACGTGCCAAATACTTTCACCACAGGTAAATATGTGGGCATGTTCGGAGATTACACCAAATATTGGACCGTTAACTCCTTGAATCTTCGCATTCAACGTTTGAACGAATTGTTTGCCGCAACAGGTGAAGTAGGGTTCTTGTTCGAGTTGGAGTTTGACGGAATGCCAGTATTAGCGGAAGCGTTCACGAGAATTCGCACGGCTTAAAACTGCATAATTGTAATGGTTAAATACCCTGTATAAAAGCAGGGTTTAAATAAATTTTATTAGGAGAGAAACAATGTCTCTAGCTACTGCTGTAAAAGTAGATCAAGTGCTTGGATATTTTGCCGCTGCACAGACTGCTCGGAAAGGTGCCATTATAGATATGGCAGGTTATGAAGGTTGCATGTTTATTTTTCAATTCGGCACAATTCTGAATACCGGAACAATTGCCTGTGATATTAACGCCGATGATGTAAATAATACCGCAGGTATGACCAAACTGGCTGGTGGAGCGAGTCATACTGTTACTGCAACCACTGCTGCTCTGACACAATCGGCTATAGTGGTTGATATTTTTCAACCTACCGGAACCACTTATCGATATCTTGAACCAATGATTACTTTGGGAGTTGCTAATACTCTCATTCTCGGCATTACCGCTATTCGGTATAATGGTAAAGTGAAGCCTGAACTCACCGATGGATTGCTTGCTCAGTCAATTGCAGTAAGTCCCGCTGCTGCGTAATAGTTTAATTAAGAAAGGAGTTTAATTACTCCTTTCTTTTGGAGGTTTATAATATGTCTCGAAGCACAAAAGTTTATATGGCACAAGGGGCCGCTGAGTTGATAGCGGAATCTGGCGGTGCCATTACTGCTAAAGCTGGTTCTACTCTACGGGTTCAAGGTTTTATGCCAAAGGCACAAGCTGTTCCTGCCGCTAAAACTACCGCAGTAACTTTGACGATAGCCGAATTGCTTACCGGAATAATTACAGCAACTCATACAGTCGGCGGTACTGCTGCATACACTCTTCCTACGGGAACTCTTGTTGATGCAGGTTGTTCTTTGGATATTGGAGATTCTTTCGATTGGTCATTGATCAATCTTTCTGCCGCTGCTCTTGATACTGTTACCGTAACAGCTGGAGAGGGTCATACTATCGTCGGTAACGCAATCGTGCAATCGGTTCATGCAAGTACTGGGCTTATATACGGAAGTTCTGGAATGTTCCGTACTAAGAAAACTGCTGCTAATACGATGGTTACTTATCGTATCGCTTAATGAGGTTTCCCATGCAACGTGTGAAAATGAACTCAATTTCTGCCGGTCCTGACGGTTGTTTACATCGGGGAGAAACCTATCCTCTCGAAGACGGAGAGGCTAAAGCTTTGGTTGATGCTGGTTATGCTACCTACGAAACCGCTACGGTTCAACCTTTTGCGAAACCGGCTCCTGATCTTGAGCAGATTAAAAAGGCCGCTGAAGTTGTAACCGAATCGAAACCAAAACAAAAACCTCAAGGTTGGGGTGTTAAGTAATGTCCTCATCGCGCATAGTACAAGGTTTATTACAGCCTTACTTTTATTTTATAATCCCAGGAACTGATGATTTAACAGATGCTGTGGTGACTTGTACTATGCTTGATGTTAATGATGTTGCTATCGTTGATGCTAGTTCTATAGGTTGTTATATAACTGATGTTGCCGAAAGACAAGCTGAATATCGTTGGCAAGATGGGGATACTGATTTAAGCGGAACTTTTAATTTATATTTTACCATTACTCCAGATGGAGTAGACCCGTTTAATACCGAAGTATTTGGTGTTGAAATTATAGCAAGCGGTGGTGATGAATTAATTACTGTAGCAGATGTTGAAAAACAAATACGATTTGATTTGTCGAATCAATCTGAACATATAGTCAGTTTAATACAAACTGTCCGTGAAAATTGTGAAAGTATTATCAGAAGGGCTTTAAAACCAGTTCAAAGAACTCTTACTTTAAATAAATTTCCAGGTGGTAGAGGATTAATTGAAATTCCTAACCCGCCTTTACGATCAATTGATAGTATTACTTATTTGGATACCAATGAAGTAGAACAAACTTTAGATCCTGCTACTTATAAAATATTTTTTAAAAACAATTTTAATCCAGCACAACCTTCTTATATAGCGCCTATTTATGGAACTTCGTGGCCAGTTGCTTTATACGATTTGGATAGCATTACAATTACATATACTTGTGGTTATGGAACTGTTTTAAATTCAGAAGATGTTTACGAAACTATTGAATTACCGAAACCAATACGTCAATGGATGCTGATCAACATAGCTAATTTATATAGTAACCCTGAAACTGTAATTGTAGGAAATGTTAATCGTTTGACTAAGGTCGAAATTCCTTCAATAGCTAATGGATTGATAGCCGATTATAAGGTAGCCAAATTATGACATTTCGCGGTAGAAGACAGCATTTTGTCAGGATAGAGAAACCTGTTACCGTGAAAAGTCCGTCAGGCGCTCCAACGGTAACATGGCAATTGTTCAAACCTATGTGGGCAAGCATACGAACTATTCAAGGATACGAAAAACAGTCAGCTCAAGCGTCCTGGCCCGGATCAGATACTTCAATAGGAATGGATTTTATAGAAGGAATTTTGCCCACAATGAGAATTGTTTATGGTGATAAAATATATTCTATAATGTCAATTGATAATATTGATGAGCGAAATAGGGATATTAATTTTGTTTGTCAGAGCGGATTGAAAGCATCATGACAATTTCATCAAAACTATATTTTATACTGTCACCTGCTTTTAATGGAGAATTATATCCGGTTGTTCATCCAGATCCCGATGGATTAAGTAGTTCGGTTGCTGCTTTATACGCAGTTTACAATATAGTTGGTGGTGCAAATTTTTCTACTTTAAAAACCGATAGCGATTTAGAAAGACCGAGGGTTCAAATAAGTATTTATGGAATAAATTTTGATAACGTAGAAACTAAACAATTGGCAGTTCAAGCTGCTATGAAATATGCTAACGGTTTAGCTAATCAAGCAATAAAAGATAGATTAGATCCATTAACCGCCGTAGGTGCTTTACCTAATAGTTTAGTCGGAAGTCCTATGGATGATTACGAAAAAGATACTAAGCGCTATGTCAAACATTTGGAATATTATTGTTGGATACGCTCTTAGGCCAATGGGTTGGAATAACATCTGACCTTAATTGTTTTAACCCAAATATGGAGAATTAAAAATGAGCGTTTCTGCACAATTGGCGCAAGGTTCTGAACTTTATATTAGCGGTAGCGCCTCCGCTGCTGAAGTTCTTACTGCTGTGACCGTAGGGTTTCCTACAATACTCGCGATTACTGGTCACGAAGGGCTAGCTAATGGCGATTCTATAACATTGGCTGGTTTTACTGGAGCGGATGCAGCTACTCTGAATGGTAAAACCGCAGTTGTTAAGAACTACGCTACTGGCACTACGAATGATACTTTTGCCATTGACATCAATACTGTTGGTAAGACAATAACAATCGATGCCGGTAATTCTACCGCTACACCGTTGTCATGGATCGAAGTTCTTGAAGTAAAGAGCATTAAACCATCAAGTGCCACGGCCTCTCAGATCGATGTAACCGATCTTAAATCAACTGCGAAAGAATATCGTACCGGCTTGCTTGATAACGGTACTTTCAGCGTTGACACTCATATCCTTGAAAGTGATCCTGGTCAAGCTGCTATTCTTGCTTCTTTCAACGATTCTACAGCGGTTCCTTATAAGATCGTTACACCTTTGAAAACAAGAACTTTTACTGCTTCCTGCACAAAGTTCCCATCTATTCCCGATCTTGGTGTTGATCAGGTTCAGATTGGCACAATGGAGTTTAAGATTTCTGGTTCGGTGGTTGTTTCTTAAAATTTAGTTCAGCCTAAAATTTAACTGGAATATGTTAATTGAATCCGGTATTATACTCTAATACCGGATTTTTAATTTAATCGACTTATGAGGATACTATATGTTTTTAAACAAACAATCCCTGCTTGAAGAAATAGCTCTAAAAACTGATATTGTTGAACTTGAAAGTGGTAACGTTATGGTAACGGAATTATCAGCCGCTGATTACCTGAATATGGGTAAATTGTGTGCTACTAATGACTATGAAAAAGAAGGTAATATTAAAGTCGATGTTGAAAAATGGGATGCTGCTATAATCGCTTATTGTGTAATTGATCCAGATACCAAAGAACGGGTATTTTGCAATGACGATATCGATATGCTCAAGAAAACTTCCCATAAAAAAATCACCAAGATTCTCGTAAAGGCAAAAGAACTTAACGGATTGTTAGGTGACGAGGGAAAGGACTTAGCGCCGACAGAGAGCGACTTGAACTCTGGAGAGTAACTGTAGCCCTCGGTTACAAACATCCCGACTTTCTTTTATCGGGCATGACTTGTCGGCAATTAAGGGAGCTTTTACATTTTTATCGTATCGAACCTTTTGGGGAATATCGTGATGAATTAAGGCATGGTCAACAAATGGCTTTTCATCATAATCTTCATCGAGATGAGACAAAAAGATCTGAACCTTTTAAAGCGATTGACTTCATGAATTTTATTGAAGATATTCCTGAAAAAATATATACTAAGGAAGAGTTAGAAGCATACGCTGATAAAGTTTTTGGAACGTAAACAGGGTAATCCAGATGTCAGATGGTTTTTCAATAGAGTTTGATGATAATTGGACCATGTTGAGCCAGCGCTTACTAACTTTTGGTGAAAAGGTTAGTAAGCAGATTACCCTTGCTGCATTAAAAGAATCTGCTTTGTACATGAAGCATGAAGCGATTATGTATGCTTCAAAGTCCGATGATGTTCACAAGCTCTTAGTCAAAGGGCAATATATCGAAATATCCCCTGGAAATCTCAAAAAGTATATCCGCGCGGCCCGAATGCGTAAGAATATGCTCGAATCTGGAGAGGTAGGGTATAGGGTGTATGTCGCTATAAGAATGGCATGGTATGCGAAATTCGTTGAATTTGGACGTAGCGGGATGGCACCTATCCCTTTCATGCGTCCGGCCTTTGAACACAATTATTTAAACATTGCAAGAATTTTCAAAGAAATGGTTGATCAGGCAATACTCGAAGGAGGGTTCGTATAATGCCATCTAATAGTGACGCGAGTATTACCCTAAAAGCCAGAACTGACGAATTTAACGCAAGGTTAAATAAAGCAGTTGGTACGTTTGAAACTTTAGCTAGTAAAGGAAAAGATGTCAGTAAATCTTTAGATAGTTCCTTTAAAAACATTGCTGTTGTTGCTAAAGATTCTGCATTTCAAATTGAAAAATCATTTAATGCTTTAAGTATTAAGTCCGATTTATCCCTTGATGTTCAAGCAAGAGCGTTAGAACAAAACGTTAAATTCTTTGAACGTCAATATCAAAAAATAGCGAAAGACGCTAATACATCTGCTGCTGAATCGGTACGAGCTTTTCAAGCGATGAATAATAAAATTCGTCAGCTTAATGAGCAGCCTCTTAAAAGTTCTTTTTCCACTCTTGGCATTATACCCACAAGTACCATTGAAGCTGACAAAGCAAAAGCTATTGCTGCGTTCAATGCAATAAAAGCGTCAGGTACAGCATCTGCTTCTGATGTCCGTAGAGCGTATCAAGCCATGAATGTAGAGCTTGCACGTCTAAAGAAACTCGGTTCGGTTAATCCGGTGGAGAAAACTACCAACGGAATTAATCTGATGAGTATTGCGTCAGCAGCAGCAATTGTAAAGATTCAGATACTCTATTCGTTGGTTAATACTACCATGAGTTTAATTGGTAGTATTCCTGGAGTAGCGGTAGATGCCATTGAATCTTTCAATTCCGCTTCTATATCAAGCGCTGCTATCATTACATCAATGCAAAAAGGTGTTACTGATATCGGCAAAGCTTATCAAGACAATAAGAAATATGCCGTAGCTGTACAAGAAGTATTAGTTAAAATGGATGCACAGACTGCTGCTTCCGGTAAGAACTTAACTGATATGAATCAGAAGTTTGTACAGCAGGGTGTTTTAATTGATACAAATAATCAAAAACAAATTGATGGATATTTAAATATAGCTAACGCTCTTGCTGCATTAACCGCTAATGATGCTAACTCAAATCTGCAATATTCACAAGAGATTGCTTCTTTATTACGTGGTGAAGATCGAGCAAGTAACAAACTGTTTCAAACATTAAACGCACTGGATAATGGTCAACTTAAAGAGCATTTAAAACTATGGAAAGAGACCGCTCAGGAAACAGGAAACTACGGATTAATCCTTGAAAAATTAGGACCACTGCTAGCCGGTTTTGGTGAGGCGCAGAAGGACATCAATCTATTGTGGGTAACTCAGAAATCTACCCTTGCAACAATTCGAGATGAAATATTGCGTGATGGTTTTGGACCTCAGTTTGAATTGATTGTTGAAAAGTTAAAAGAAATAAACGAATACGCCACAGAAAACAAAGACGCTATTGCTAACATGATTAAAGGCGGTTTTGAAAACGCTAATGAAGTAATAGATTTTGTTGGAAAGTATAAGAAAGAAATAGTCTTATTAACCGGAGTGTTAGTAGCGGCTAAGGCTGCTCAATTGCTGTTAAATATAGCCATAACTAAAAACCCATATGCTATAGCAATAGCGGCGTTGGTTGGTTTAAACGAATTAGCTGAGAAGTTTGAAATTGGTTTAAATTCGGCTAAACCTAACGAAACGGTATCGGCAATCGCAGCGTTGTTAGACGCAGCTAATGCTAAAGAAGTTGTAAAACAATTAAGCGAAAGGGAAAGAATAACCGCTAAAATAGCTGAACTTCAAGGTCAGTTAGCTGGTGATAAAAAGTGGTATGAATTCTCGGTTTTTAAAGATCCTAATGAAGAAAAACGTAGAATCGATGAGATAAGTGCAAAGATAACAGAATTAAAGAACAAGCTGATTGAGTTAAATTCGGCTAGTGTAAATAATTTAAACTTATTGGAGTTTCGTGATACTAAAAGATCCTCTGTTGGTTCTGAGGTTATAAAGGTTCCCAATAACGTTAAGTTCGGTGGAGAAACGGACGATGAGGCTGCACAAAAGTTACGAGATAAGCAGTTAAAATTAGAAACTAAACTTAAAGAAAAACTTTTAGAATTAGAAAAATCTTTTAACGAACTTGCTTTAGCTGCCAACGCTAACGCTCGTAAGTTTGATTTAGAGCAAGCTAAAATCGCTAATGACGAAAAGATAATATCTTTATCAGCTTATATAGCAAAGAAACAAGCAATTGAAGTAGCCGCTGCCCAAGAAGAAATTAAAATAAATCAAGATGCTGTCAATGCTTTTAAGAAAGTTCTTGATGGTAAGTTCTCTGAAGGAACGCGAGGTGAAATAGAACGTACCGAAGCGCGAATAAAATTTAATAAAGCTACAAAAGATTTACAAGATAGCGAAGCACAATTAGCTTTAATAACTACTAAAAATGCAGCAGAGCGTTCTAAATATAATCGAGAAGAAGAAGATTTTGTAAGAGACTATCAGCTTAAATATGCTGAGTTTGTTAATAACTTTGAAGAAGCAGAACGAATTAGACAATCTTCTCTGTCTTATACAACCGAACTTTGGAGATTAGAACAAGACGCAATTGAAGGTGTCGCTGGAGCACAAGAAGCTTTAGCTAAGTTTCAACAAACTGGTCAAGTGAATATCAAACTTGCTTCAAATAAAGATCAGTTTAAAAAGCAAGACTCTGCGTTTGATGCTCTTGGTTCAAGTGGTGATAATCAGTTCGATTCAATATCTTCTAAGTATGTTGATATGTATCGAAAGATTAAAGACAGTGAAGATAAGTTTGGTAAGGAATCCTTAGAAGCTCAAAACTTACGATGGGGTTCTCAAATTGATATGGTACGCGATAGTACCAGTATGATTACCGGATTGTTAATGAAAGGTAATCGTGAGCAATTTGAAGCAGGTAAAGCGTTAGCTGTCGCAATGGCTGTGATGAACGCTTCTTTATCCGTAAGTAAAGCATTAACACTTACTTACCCGATGAACTTTGTAGTTGCCGGTTTGGTAGGCGCTGCTGCTGCAATAGAAGTTAGCACTATCATGAGTCAGCAATACGAAGGTCGTGCAAACGGTGGTCCTGTAATTGCTGGACAGACTTATATAGTTAACGAAAACAGACGTACTGAGGGACCGGAATACTTTACTCCTGGTGTTAATGGCTACATAACTCCCGCTAGAAATGTACGTGATGGTCAGGCTGATGATTATATACCAAATAGAGCAGTTGCTAATGGAAATGTTAATGTAATTGTTAACAATTATGGCGACTCTGATGCTTCGGTTAATAAAAAAGATGACGGTAATGGTACAATAGATATAGAAGTTATAATTGACGCAATGAATGGTAGAAATTTAGTTAAAAAGGGAAGCGCTAGTAATAAGGCTATTGAATCGTTGCGCGGTCCTCAACTTATAAGAAGATAATTATGGCTGTACCTATTTGGCCTACATCGTTGCCTCAAGGAAGTTTGAGAGAAGGATTTGAAGAAGATTTCCCAAACAACCTACTTGTTTCAGAATCCGATGATGGTTTTAGCAAAACCCGAAATAAAGGGGCATTGGGTCCGATTCAGTTTACCAGCGCATTGTATTTGACGAACGCGCAACGTATTACTTTTTTAAATTTTGTTAAATTTACTTTAAAAAACGGAGCACTTCGATATCAGCATAAACATCCTTTTGACGATGATACTATAGAAGTAATGATCGTTCCTCAAGGCGAAAAATTGTTTACTTTATCGCCATATGGGTTAGGATGGAAAGTAATTTTAAAATTAAAAATAATGCCGTAATTTGGGTTTAAAATGATATTATCCTTAGACACTTTAAAAACAATTTATGCTCAAGAAACTGAAGATTATCCTATTATTTTATTGGAGATTTATCATGCTGAATTAGGTCAAAGTTTATTATTTTCAACCGATCCTACTACAAGATTACCAACATATACTACTGATGAAAATATAGTTTACGGTACTGTTTCTAATGGTAGAGAATATATTTATTGCCCAATGGAAATAAACTTACCTAGTGAAGATGAAACCGCTCCACCAGCTACTTCAATATCAGTTTCTAACGTTGGTAGAGAAATGGTTGCTGGAATACGTTCTTTACGAACATCTCCTAAAGTAGACATTACTTTAGTTTTAGCATCTGACGCTGACGATATAGAAGGTATAATAAGCGGATTTGTATTTAAGCAAATTGATATAAATAGATCAGTTATTACAGGAACTCTCGAACTCGATACGCTTGATAATGAAATGTTTTGTTATTTAACATTCACCCCTAACACGACTCCTGGTTTATTTAAATAATGTCTTTAGATTTAACAAAATATAGAAGTATTCCTTATAAATCTAAAGGACGTGATTTTTCAGGCGTTGATTGTTTAGGACTAGTTGCACTTGTTTATAAACATGAAAAAGAAATTTTAATACCCACATATTCAGCCAAATATGAAAACGCTAACGATGTCAATTTAAAAAGCGTTTTAAATCAAACTAACTTAATGGGATGGAAAAAGGTTAATAGCGCTAAGTTATTAACCGTTTGCTTATGGGAGTTGAGAAAACGGTTTCATGTGGGTATATGCGTAAGCGAGTATGGTAATAAAATGCTTCACATAACGGAACTTATGGAATTTGCAGTTATAGAAGATATTCCGTCTAAAATTTTTAATGAGCATCGATTTAGGGGATTTTGGGAATATGAATCAATTTGAAAATTACGATCCAAATTCTCCTTTGATTATTGAGGAACCTAAAAATTGCATTGTTAGGGCAAAGTTGCATCCAATGCTTGCAGAAGTTTCACAAGATTCTGCAAGTTCCGGTGAAACTGTTGCTCAAATTATTGAACGATTATGCGCTAAAAATAATATAAAGCAATGGTATTGTCATAAAGTTTATGTTGAATTAAACGGAGTTCCTTTATTACCTGCATTGTATGAAAGAACTAAAGTTAAAAGTTCTGATATGGTGGTAATTCAGTTTAACATACCTGAAGGAGGACAAGGTAAAAATCCGTTAAGAACTATTTTAATGGTAGTGATTACGGTAGTTGCTATCGTAGCTCAGCAATACTGGGCTTTAGGTGCGTGGGGTACACTCGGAGTTGCTGTGGTTGCTGGCGGGGCGATGATGGCTGTAAACGCACTATTGCCTATCAAGCCTTTGAGTGATACTGGTTTAGGTCACGAAAGTTCCGAAAAAAGCAACATCTACAGCATAAGCGGTATGCGTAATCAAGCTACCCCTTATCAGCCTTTGCCCATACTCTTAGGTAAATTTCGTTATGCTCCACCCTGGGGCGCTCTCCCTTATACAAAAAACGAAGGTAATGATCAATATTTAGTTGTCGATTTGGTTTGGGGTGCGGGTCCGGTCGAATTTGATGATAAGTTAAAAATAGGTGAAACTTATTATGATCAATACTCTCATATAACATCTGCGACTAATTCAGGATACGCTACTGATACAGAATTGGGTTTATATCCTAATAAGGTTTTTCCAGAAGAGTTTAACGTTACTTTAGAATACAATACTCCTGTAGTTAGAACCACTCAATTAGAATGCAAACAAGCTATTATTGAAATAGGATTTCAGTCTTTATTTAAGATAAATGCTAATGGAGATAGAGTAGCCGCTTCGGTTACTCATACGTTTTCATATCGTGAAACTGGAGAAAGTACCTGGATACCTCATACCGTTTTAAACACTAATGAAAAAGCGGCTTATATTTTACGTAAAACGGTTGTAATTAATTTCTTTTCTGTAGGACAGTATGATATACAGATTGTAAGAGATACTCCCGAAACAGATGATCAAACGTACGATGAAGCTATTTTAACTGAAATAAAATCAGTTAATTTTAAAGATCCTGTTGCTTTTTCAATACCTGTAGCTGAAACTCAAATGGTTATTAAAGCTTCTGAGGAACTTTCGGGAGTTGTTGATAATGTAAACGGGGTGTTGTGGAGAATTTGTTTAGATTATGATTATACAACAGATACTTGGATATTGCGTAAAACTAACAGTCCTGCTTCTTTATATAGATACGTATATCAAGGTGCTGGATTAGCAAAACCTTTAGTAGATAGTAAAATAGATCTTACTGCTTTAAAAGAATGGCATAATTTTTGTAGAATAAATGGTTTTACTTATAATAAACTATTTGATGCACAAACGGGTGTAAGAAATGCAATAGATGAAATATGTTATGCAGGTCGGGCTTTTTTTGTTATGAAAGACGATTTGCATTCAGTAAAAATTGAGAAAAAAGATACCTTAGGCCCGGTTCAAATATTTACACCTACGAATTCAAGAAATTTTGGTTTAAAGAAAACCTTTAATGATGAAATTCACGGTTATCGTATATCATTTAATAACGAAGCTACTGATTATTTAGAAGACGAAGTAATAGTTTATACTCAAGGTTATAATCCAACAAACGCTTATTTGTTTGAAGCTGTTGAAATGCCTGGAGTAACTAATATAGATCAAGTAATTCATTTAGCTAAATATCATTTAGCAGTAAGGCGTTATAGATCTGAATTATATACCTGGGAAGCTATTGATTGGGAACATTTAGTATGCAGCAGAGGCGATGTGGTAGATATTGCCAATGAATGTATTCTGGTATCTTTAGCTTCCGGTAGGGTTAAAAGTGTTGATATAGTAAACAAAACTATTGTTCTTGATAGAGAAATCAGTGTACAGGAACAAACAGATTATGGTATTGAAGTAAGAACTGCTCCGGTAGGTACTCAATACCCACAAATATTTGCATTTGAAGTGTATGCTGGATTTCCAGAATGGACAACAGACACGTTTACTTGGACTGGTAATTTACCATATGCTATATCTAAAGGTGATATTTATAGTATTGGTGAATTGGGAAAAGAAACTATTAGAGTTGTTGTAACTAGTAAAAAACCTACCAAAAATATAGGAGCTACTTTAACAGGAGTACAATATTCTTGGAATGAAATAGAACTTTACATGGCTGGTGAATTTCCTGTTTTAAACACAGGTACGTCAACTCCGGTATTTGTTCCTAACGATTCGCCTCCAATTCCTGTAATATATGCATTTGCTACTGGTACACAGTCTGCTATTTTAAATCCTGATGGTACAGTTACTAATAGAATAGTTTTAACAATAACTATTCCTAGTGGTTATAGAATTAAAGTTGAAAGTGTTCAAACTCAAATATTAACCAATGATGGTTGGAAAGACTCTTTAACCACCGATCCTACTAAACCTATCGTATTTGAAAATGTAGGTGCGGGTGATCATCAAATTAGAATTAGGTCCGTTTCGCCAATAGGTCAAACTAGCGCTTGGCTTTACAAAACAATTACGCAAGTTGACGGTACTCCAAAGCCTAGTGGTTTAATTTCTTTATCCGTTGAGGGTAATTTATTTCAAAACGATTTAAGGTGGACCCTTCCTGCTGATTATAGAGATAATTATAGGATCGCTATATACTGTAGTGCTGGTCTTAATGATAGAAGTAATACAGGACCACCTATAGCAATATTAAGCGGTGGAACTAAATGGAGTCATACTGGCTTAAGTCCTGATGTAGAATATTATTATTGGGCTAGAATTTATATTGCAACGGTTGGTAGTAGGGAAACTACCTTAGACACTTCTCTTGGATGGGAAGACCCCGATGGTTCTTGGCAAGATGAAAGTGGACAATGGGACGGAGTACCTAATGTATCGATTGGTGGGTGGTCAGACGAGTTGGGATATTGGACCGATGAACATGGCAATTCGTATGGTGGTATAGATCCTTACTCAGATCCTAAGTTTTCAGATTGGTATCCTTTAAATCGTTTTGGTGGCGTTAAAGCAAGCCCTATAAGCGACAATGCAAAAATCCTTGACATGCTTACCGAGTCGATTGGACGTGGACAACTTGTTAGTGAATTAAATACTGTTATAGATGGTGCTATAGAAGGTATTAATTATCAACAACAGTTTCTCGAAAATGCTTGGACTGTAAAGATTCAGGAGATTGGTGGTAGACCCTATATGGTTGGTATAGGACTTGTCCTTTATCCTGATTGGAAAGAAGGTGAAGAATATGTTGTAGATCAA